TAGTACTTGTAGATGTACTTGTGCTACTTGAACTTGTTGTTGTAGTTGTAGGACCTGGAACTTGATGAGTTTCTCCACTAAAACTACATAATGGTAATTCGTCAGCTTCTCCAGTAAAATCACAAGTTGGTAACTCATCTGCAACTCCAGTAAAATCACATATAGGACAACATATATTCAATTGATTTTGAATATTGGTTATATCTTCTGTTATAACCATTACATCTTCTGTAAGATTCATTACATCTTCTGTAATAGAATCAACATTAGCTTTTACATTACATATAACAGCATCAAATTTAGCAAGGATAGTATTTAGTCCATCACATGTATTTACATCTGTACAAGGAAGTGGAGTGCTATCGTATGTGACAGCACTTGTTCCTTTTATTGTTGTATTATTTATGTTTGAGCAATTAGCCATTATATAATTTTATTTAATATTTATACAGGTACACATTCTCCATTCACTGAACAAGCAGTATATAGTACATTATATGCACTAACTGTAGCTGGATAGTAAATTGGAACATTATTTTTATAATAGAATAACTGTATCGAACTTACTGCACTTGTTAGAATACAGAAACCATCTGAAGTGAAAGTTGAGTATTCTGCAGATATATCACCACCTTCACAAGCTGAATCTTTAGCAGTTTGTAAATACACTTTACCATCACGTCCAGGATCTGTATTACCTGTAGCATCATCTATATCTGCTTGATTTATGGCAACTTGGAAACATGTACAAGGTCCAGCAAATGTTGTTGTAGTAGTTGTAGTTGGTTCCAATGTAGTAGTTGTTGTAGTTGTGCTACTTGTACTAGTAGTAGTAGTTGTAGGCTCAGCTGTTGTAGTTGTGGTAGTGGTTGGAATACACTCACCATTAACTAAACAAGGAGTTCCTAAATTAACAACTTCACTTTGTATACTAGTTACTGTCTCATTATCTTTTAAATATGTTAATTCAAGAGTAGGAATTACACTTGCTTTTAAGCAATATGTATAAGTTCCTGCAACTGTAAAATAAGCAGGAGGATCTTCTCCAGATGATTGTCCTTCACAACTAGCACCTTTCTCTGGCCATAAAACAACTGTACCATCAAAGAATGATAGAGTGTTTCCTGTAGCATCATCAATATCATCTTGACTAATAACTATATCTACACAATTACAACCTGATATAGTAGTAGTTGTTGTAGTTGTTGGTGCTATTGTAGTTGTAGTGGTTGTCGTTGGTTCTACATCACAACAAGGAGCTCCTGTTGAAATTGGAACATATATAGGTTGTTCTGTAAAATCAATCATTCCTAGTGCAACTACACCCACAAGATAATTCACACAACCTAATGAATAAACTCCAGGAGTGTCATATGTATTAATGAATGGATTAGTTACACAATCATTATATAGCACTGTAATTTGTCCATCATCTGTAGTAGCTAATGTTTCTGATAATATAGTAATTTCAGTATCATAACAATCACATAAAGATATTGTAGTAGTTGTAGTAGTAGTTGGTTCTGCTGGACATGCTCCATCAATACAATTTGCACCAATAGTAATAGTTACAAGAGGGTCACTACCAAATCCATTAGATCCGCAAACTTGAATAGTTTGATCTGGATCAATATTTATAGGTCTACTGATAGAACCATCACAATCTGTATAAGTTATAGTATGAATGTTAACATCTCCATTATGGAAAGTTAAACACTCACAAGCACTAGCTGTTGTTGTAGTGGTTGTGGTTGGTACAATAGTAGTGGTAGTTGTTGTTGTAGGACCACAAGGACCGTTTGGTGTAACAATCACTGTACCTGGAACAGTTAGAGGACTATCTGTTTCAACACAAATATTTGTTTCTCCTGGTAATAATACAATTGCTTCTTGTTCTCCTGTAATACAATCAGTAATAATGATAGCTACAGGAGCATCTCCAGTATTATCTAATGAGAAGCTTTCACAAGGAGTTGCTATTGTAGTAGTAGTGGTTGTAGTAGTTGCAGAACAACACTCACCTAATGTATTATATATATTAATTATATCACCATTAATAGCAATCACTTGATTAGTAATGTTAGTAACTTGATTATTCAAATAATTTATTTGTGTTAATAAATTACAAATAATCTCATCTATCTTTTGTAAGATTACATTAAGTGTATCACATGGTTCAGCTACTATACATGGTAGTACAGGACCATCATATACAATAGTGCTAGATGCAGTTAAATGAGTACTACATGGATCATTGTTATTACAACCACTATTGGTGATTGTAGAACTACATCCACAAGGAGTATTTAAAACTACATCTGTGCAGCAAGGGTTAACAGGTAAAAAAGGATATGCCATCTTGATGATTTATTAAGGTATGTATATAATATAGTAACAACCAATTGCAGGTTGATTATTTTGATGAGGAAGTCCTCCACCAAAACTAGATGCTGTGGAAGCTACGTTAACAGTAACTCCTGTTTGAGCAGAGTCTGTAGCAAAATTACCTTGTGTACTTGCAGCTTCAAAAGCTGGATTTCCTGAACCAGCAGCATTAGTATTAACTTTTAAATTATGTGTATGTCCAGGATCAGTCACACTTACAACATTTGTAATAGTATGTGTATGTGAAGGAATTTGTGTAGGTCCAAGTGTAACTTGATTTAAACCTGTAGTAGTTCCTAATGAGTAAGCAGGGTTACCTGGTACAGCTGGATCAACAGCAGCGTTAAGTGTTCCACCGTTCATTCCTGTAGTAGTTCCTACTAACACTCTTCCTCTTAAATCAGGTACACCTGGATTAGCACCATTACATAAATAAATCTTAACCCAGTTTCCTATACCAGCTCCTGTAGCATCAAAGTTTGAAAGATCTGGATTGAAATAAGGAACTGCTACATAAGGAATCATTTTAGTACTTACTAATGAAGCTGCAGGATTATTATTAATATAATTTGATATATAAGTATCAATGTTAGCTATACTTACATAATTTGTACTAAGATCTAAAGCTAATGCACATAATGTATCTATTGTAGCTTGAAGAACAGCATGTGTTCCTGAAGAAGGTGTTATAGAAGGTGTTCCATCTACAAGACATCTTACAGTGTAATCAGCTTCAATTGTATCTATTTCATTATTAATTACTACTATGTCTGCAACTATAGCATCTACTTGTTCTTGAAGATCACAAGCAGCTTTTATAACAGCTGTTAACACATCATTCAATGAAAGATCTCCACATGTTGGTAAATACTGTTTTACAAGATCACAAATGATTGTATCATTTATAATTGGTGTAATTCCTGTACCATTTAATGCAGCTGTAAGGAATGTAATCAATGATTGTTCAACAAATGATAATGAATCACCTGTTTGGATTCCTAGAACAGGAACATCTATTCCTGTATATTTAACACATCTGTCAGAGACAATCTCTGTACATCCGTTATAACAATTTGAACAATTGGACATATTATTTATTTTTTAAGTGTTTATTATTAATCTTTTATTAAACGTACTGACTGACCATCTATATTGTTGGCAACTTGTATGGTTGCTGTATTATCTGCAACGAACAAACTAAGGAAATAACTAGCTGTAGGATCGTATTGTGAAGTACTCCAAAAACTACCATAGGTACCAAGACTTCCAAAAAATCCTCCACCAGTACCACGATATCCTCCAGGAAGACCTGAGAATCCACTACTGTTAGTAGCAGTATTTTGAGTTAACCAGTGACAAAATCCTTGTTGTTTTAATGCACCTCCTGCAACAGTGGAACCACCTAAAAAGGTAGTTAAAGTGGTCCATTCTGTATCACTAGGAATATGGTAACCTACTGGAGCTAAACCTCTTGGATCATTTACAGCATACCAGTTATATAATTTACCATAGGTTGGTCCATTTACAGAATCGTTATTATAATAACACCAAGCAGGAGTTGTTAATCCTATCCAAGCTGATGGGTCAGTTACTTCTGGAATAGGATCTCCATTTCTAAAAGTAGTAACATCTAAATTACAACCTGTCCAAGTTTGTGTTCCAATTGTTAAATCATGTGCTACGCAATCTAAACATGGATCTACAGTAGTGGTAGTAGTTGTAGTTGGTGCTATAGTTGTAGTTGTTGTAGGTTCTACAGTAGTAGTCGTTGTTGTTGTAATAGGATTTAATATGGCACATTCTGGAGCTTGTGATGCTCCGTTTAAGCTTTGTCCTACATTTGCAACAAGAGTTAACACTTCTGTATCTAAATCAAGACTGAATATTTGACCATTGTTATCACAAACTTGTATTACTCCTGCATCTATATATAATCCCCAAGGATAAGTTATAGATGAGATATTAATATCTACAAGTATTGCTCCTGTAGAATAATCATGTATAGTGATGTACGTATTACTTGTTATATTATCTACGTAAGAACAAACTAATTGATTTGATGTAGTGTAGATTAAGTCTCCTGATATATCTCTATTTGTAGGCATTGGGAACTTAACAGTTATTCCTGCAGTTGTAGTGGATACATCAACCTCAACAATGTTAGTTCCTATTGAACTAACTAATGTTACATCATCAATTGCTGTCATGCCTGAACCAAATAATCCAGAAGCTAGATTTATATTTTTATTGTATGTAGCTGAGAATGGACAGAAACCATTTATATCATATTCAGATATATCTGTTTGACCATACAACCATAGTTTATTTGATGTGTTTGCAACATCACCAGTTACAGGAATAGGTCCTGTGATTTGTGATGTTAAATCAGTTATACTAAAGTTTTTATATATAAATATTCCAGTTCCTTTACTAAATAAAGGAAAACATTCTGGTACACAAAATGGTATTCCTGTAGTTGTACTTGTTGTACTAGTAGAACTAGAACTTGTAGTAGTAGTTGTTGAAGAACTAGTACTAGTAGTTGTGCTAGTAGAACTAGAACTTGTAGTGGTTGTGGTTGGTTCTTGTGTTGTAGTTGTGGTAGTGGTTGGTTGTACAGTTGTACTAGTAGTTGTAGTGCTACTAGAACTTGTACTAGTTGTTGTTGTGCTAGGTGCAATTGTACTTGTACTAGTAGTTGTAGGATTTGCTACAATTGTAATATCACAAGGATCTTCTAAACAACGCTCAGGTTCATTACATCTACTAACACATCCTACTGTTAAACGTATCACTCTACTAGCAATCATTTGCACAGAGTATTTATGTACATAGTTAGGATTACAATACTTATAAGTTAGTATTCTTCTATAGCCTATTAACTGAAGAATGTCACCAGCAGGTATAGGTTTGTTCAACATATATGAAATATTGTTGTACAAATTATTACCAAGTTCTGCTAACTTGCAATCTATTTTTTTAAGCAAAGAAGGAATGTCAGCACATTCTGGGCAATTTGTTAATCTTGGTGATAACATAATAGCGATTTTTATTTATTTACTTTAGCAGCGCATGTGCCACATAACCCATTGGTTAATTGACATCCACATCCCACTTTAGCTCCACATGAATTACATTGTGCCATAATTAATAAAAGTTTAATAAGTAGTTGTTACCAGAACAACCACAGTTGGTTCTTAAAAAGTTATCTAACATATTATCTGCTTGAGCATATAATGTGTTTGATTCATATTCTGCACAGTTATTAGCTGCTGCAATCGCTCCTTGAATAAAGAAGTTAATCGTGTTTAATTGCACACTAGATTGTGTTTTAAGTGCTCTATCGCACTCCATCATATTTAATTGCAAAAACGCATTGTCAAACTTCTCTTGAAGCTTGTCAACACGTAATATTGTTTTCTCAACATAATTTTGATATGCAGGAGCAACAGAATATCTTAATCTGTACACTCCATCTGGAAGTGGTTGATTACAACCAGGATCTGTTATCCCTAAATTAGATGATGTAAATACATTTAATTGGTCAGGAACAAAAGGTACTATCTTGGTTCCGAATCCTGGTATTTCAATCTCAATAGATGGTGCTGAGACCACTGGAGGATTGGTAGGATATACAGAAGCGTCTGCAACACCAAGAGTATTAACATCGTAAGTAGGTACTACTAGTATATCTAATTGTAAGTTTGCCATGTTGTTTTTAAATAAATATGCCAGAGGAATATGAGTTATCCTCTTTCCCCTGGCATAGGTTATTATTAATTTTACTATTCTTTATCCTTAAGGGATTTGAGTAGAAGTAGTAGTTGTTGTTGATGCAGGGACACCAGTTGTAGTAGAAGTGGTAGTAATACAAGGAATTCCTTGATCTACAACAGCACCTAAACCAGCAACTAAGATTGCTTCAAATCCAGCAGTAAGAGCAGAACCACCATTAGGAACAGCAAGAATCACTGTAGAATCTTCCATGATATAATCACCCCATTGGTATTCAGATTTGTTATACTCGTTGAATCTGATATAGAATGTGTTGTAAGTTGCACCATCAGATACCCAAGATTCGAAGTTCTCGTTGTATCCATTCATTCTATATAAATGTTTCAAGTAACCTGCTTGGTAGCTGTAGAAGTTTTTCTCTAATTGAGCAATCTCTGCAGATGTACCAGTAGGATAAGAAGCACGTTGTTGAACAACAGGAGTAGCAACATAGTTACAAGCATCTGCAACGATAAAGTCAGCAGTAGTAGCTGGACCAGCGTATACAAATGTACGGAACCACAATCTATCATATTCAAATGGGAACGCTGCGATATCACAAGGTTGACCATATTTAGTTAATGGTTTTCCTGTAATACGTAAGATAGTTCCACCTACATTTTCAAATGTAAAGAATGTATTGAAGCTAATGTTATCAGGGTTGTTACCTGGAGCTTGTTGTCTTAATTTAGCAATCAATAAGTCGATGATAATGTTATCACTTACATCAGCACATGGATTGTCATCACAATTACAACATGGAGCTTGAATAGTTACTGAACGAGTGAAACCATTGAAATACAATGTATCAATGTAAGAAGAGTGAGCACGTAAAGTTAACGTGATGCTTTCTCCACATTGTACAGTGAAATTAGTTACATCAGTAATTTGGTTAGCAGCAGTTGGACAAGCAGAAACTTTGTACCATTCTGTTACGTTAGATTTACAAGAAGATCCTGAAGGGCATCCAGAAATTTTGTCAGATCTTTTAGATCCTTGTAAATAAGTATTTGTTCTACCTTGAGCTACATAGAAGTAAGGAGAAGAAGCAATGTCAGTAGCATCTACTGCTGCGTAGTTGCTACCAAAAATACCTACTTGACCAGGATCTAAGTCTTGGGTAGAAATTGAGCCAGAGCTAGGGACAGAGGTTTGCCCTACTGGAACCACGAATAACGTGGTTAATGAAAAATCAGCCATTTTTATTTATTTTAAATGTTAATAAAGTTTATTCGTTTGTTTGTATTCTGAACTGAGCACTTTGAACTGCTGCAGAGTTTTCAGTATACATTGCTAGATTTTGTACTGTTAAATCTAACAATTCATCTTCTAAATATAATTCAAGTTCACAATCTTGATCAAATGATGGTTGCCCATCTAACATTATGTATCCTGCTTTATTTATATATTGAGGATATCTCATGTACATCATGTAAACTTTTGTTGGAGTAAAGGTACCATCTGTAAAGTAACTTATCTCATCTGATGACAAAGAGTTGAATGTTTCTTGATATTCAAAACTTGGTCTGTAATGATCATTGTTTAATATAAACTGTAGATCACCATGTTTTGCAAGATCTCTATTAATCCAAATCTTTCTATCTTTACATCTACCTTTATCTGCCAATAAATATGAATCTATATAGAACATATATTTTGGAGTCAGTTGATGTACATATGTACACCATTGATTCAATTCAACATTCTTTAACGTAAGATCTAAAGGCTGATGATTATAATTCATTATAAGACTTTGTAAGTCTTCATAACGTTTCTTAAATGAATCTTGCCCTAATTGACTAGCAACACTAATGCCATCAATCTTTTGTTTTATCAACTTAATCTGAGCTTCATTCAGAGCTAAGATTTTGTCTTCTAGTTGAATCTGTTGGTGCTCATTAGTTGATAGTTTATTTAGTTTCTGATCGATCTTGTATAATAAACTATCTACTGGTATCATATTCTTTTATATTTTTAAAAACTAGCCCCTTAAATAGAAGCTAGTTTTTTAGTTTTCAATTTGCCTTCTAATACTAATAACTCATCTTGGTTATCATCATCAGCAAGGAATTTAATTAAATCTTGTTCATCTTTAGCTATTTCAAATTCACCTTCGTAAATTTTACCATTTCCTTTAATTCGGTAAACTGAATGTGCAATCGCTTGTTTAATTAAATCTTGTATATGGAGTAAATCTTCTTTCATGTCAGCAAATCTATTGAACACTTCAACTGGATTCAATCCTGAATATTTACCATTCTTGAATTCTGTTTGTTTTAAAGTGTTATCTACTTGATTATAAACAACTTCCTCTTTAGTATCTTCTGTAACTGGAAGTCCTAAAAGTCTTGCAACTTTACGTTTCTTCTCAGGAGTCATACTATCAAACTTAACAATAGCTTTGTTAATCAATTGTTTTTTCTTGTAGATCACTGCATTTTCAATCTCATCATCAACAACATAAAATTGTGTTTCTGCTGGATATTCTCCTCTTTCCCATGCTTGGTGAGAAGATGCAATAGTTGGATGTACTCTTAACCATGAAAAGGCTATCTCTTGAAAAGGAATTGATAGGTCAAAGTAATTATCACCATCTAATAACTTAACTGGTTGTACGTGTGTTTGATCATCTGTAGAAGTAGAAAGTCCATAGTTCCAAAATGAAGAACGAGGTCCTAAATCAATATCACCTAATTCATTTTCAAGTTTTGCTTTAAGAGCTGTAACTCTTTCAATTTCTAATTCTTTTTCAGTAGGATCTTGGATTCTTCTGATATATGCAGAATCTGGATCAAGTCCTGTTCTGTATTTACCATCTAATTCTTTATAAGGATATTTGAATACTCCTGTTCCAGGAATTCTTGTGAATCCTTTTTGTGCTAGTCCACTGTCCATTGTTTGCAGTTGAGAACTGTTATACTCACGTTTTATCGTAGAGATTTTGCCTGTTTTACCCATAATGTAGTTATTTAATAATGTTTGGTTTAATTAGCAGAGTGTTCCCATTGAAGGGATATGCGACCAGGGACACCCCAATCCATCACTCTTTCACTTAGTTACATTGCTATGCAAGAGGCTTTACTAAGCAGAATCTTTTTTTTAAGTGCAGGTGCTAAGGCAAATGCTTAGTTGGGCACTAGGGTTGAGAATCATCCCCTCTGGGAGGGAGAGGAGGTGAGGGG